CATATTTAGTAATTCTGCTAGTATCAAAATACTCATTGAATCCCTCATAAAATATTTCATCTCCAGGAAATGAACTTGTAACAATTCCAGAATCAATAATATTCTCATATGTATCAGAATGTAAATTAAATGATCCACTATAAATAAAAGAACCAGGTTTAATTGTTAATCCCATTTGTGTTTGAGGAACACTAAATACTGATGCTGATTGATATAGTATTTTTGTAGATTTATCTAACGGAGTCATTAATCCATGATTTTTATATGCATCATTTTTATACTTATAAAATAAATGATTAATTGAATAATATATATTAAACGCATACGAATCATTGTCAGGATTTTTTCTAAAAGCTGAATCTAAATTAGAATTAAAAAAATATGCTTCATTAGTAAAAGGATTAATTTCAGGAATAGATCCAACATAATTTGCATATAATGCTAAGTGATTATCAGATGTACTACCTGATGTTGCTGTAAATGTTTTATTAATCTGTATCGGCGTTATTTTAGTATCAGATCTATCAACACGTTTAAATACTTGAGGATGTGTTCCGTTTTTATCTTTAATAATGTTTGGCATAATAGTAAAACCCCGCTATACTTTTATTATAAATATAACGGGGATAAAATCAATGATTAATATTCAAGTTTTACACGAACATTTAATTCTCTTTTTTTAGATTTAAGTAAAGGCTTACTTAATTTAGCAATTGCTAATAATTCTCTAGAGTCATTATACAATCCTACGGTTGTTATATATGATTTAGGATCACCTATATATTCATCTTGCAATATATCACCTTGATCGCCGGTTACATATGAAGGATTATTTGAATAATTAAAGTCTCCATTTTTTACTCTAACAAAATAAAATGTGCTAGAAACAGTTTCTTTATTTCTTGCTTTAAATCCTTTTGAAGCTGTTACATATGATCCAGATATTGAATGATGTAATCTATAATGATTACTTCCATTTGAATTAGAACCAGTATTTGTTATAAATCCTAATTTAGTATCTAATACATCTCCATCTAATATAATAGTACTATGATCACAAAACACACGTCCATAATAATGAGGTGCGGCTGGATTATAAACACCATTTGCAATACTACCAGAAACAACAAAATATACATTTCCTGCATCTTCATTAGATGCTGATGCTATAGTTGAATCATCAATTAAAGTAAACGTATTAGCTGCTCCACTAATTGCAACACTTCCAGTTGCGTCTAAAGCTTGCGAGCTAGATAAAGTACTTAATGGTATTTCAAAATTTCCTGGATCTAATTTTTCTTTTGCTCTATTTCTTTGAAAGTTTATAACATATATAGAATCAGTACTACCAGAAGCTGGAGTTGAAAATCTAGTAACGTCTTTATTTAATAATAATTGTCTGTATTGGCTATAAATTGCTCTAGACGGAGCATCATCAATACTTCCGTTAGTTGAAGAACCACTTCCTAATGCATTACCATATGCTAAAGCATATTGAGTAGCAGATCCAGTTAATGAAGGTAATTTTTGATTAACATTAACATAATATTGAGATTGAGCTGCAGTCATTGATTGAGTAAAATAATTTTGTAATTCAGTTAAATTATCACTCCATAACCCAGCCGTTACAGTTTCTTTAGATGCATCTATAATATCACCACCTATATCAAATAATTGAAAAGTTTTACCGCCATTAATTATAGAATTTTGATTTGTTACTTGTTGTATATAATCATCAACAGCTTGATTTTGTATAGATGTAATCGTCTCTTCTGCAATCTCTCCGCCAGTAAGCGGATCTTGTATTACCGGTCTTCCTTCTGGTCTAGGTTCTTCTACTCTAATAGTGTCTGCAGTTCGTAATTCCTGTGGTAACCCGGAAGCTTCTTGAGGTCTACCCTCAGCTTCTAAACGATCAGATTCTTTAACTTCTCTTCTAGCTGCTGACTCTCTAGTACGAGATCTACGGTCTCTTTGACTTTGATTTGGTAATTGTTTTAAATCTATTATTTTATTCATTAGTTAACTCCTATTAACCTCTTTGCACTGTTGCTAAATTAGCTGCTTTAACAGTTATACTTACAGTTGTGCTACCACCTGTTTCATTTCCAATTAATGTAATAGTAGCTGTTTTATCTTTTGATAACTGTTTTCCAACTATTCTAAATGCACCTTTACTTAATGAAGCTATACTAGTTGCTTCAGCATTTGCAGATATACTAGGTACAGTTGGTAAAATATTACTTGTAATTTCTTGTCCTGCTGCTGGTGTAATTAAAGCAACAGATGAATCAGATAAAATTGCTGAATATCCAAATGTGGAATTTGCCATATTCATTCCAAACGTAGAAGCTTGTATAACAGCTGCTTGTCCAGTATTTAAAGTTATCGATTGTTTGTCTACTTGTACAGTAGGTATTCTTGTTGTAGTATTATTATCCAATGTTAATAATCTACTTTTCATTGCTTGAGTTTCATCAGGTAATGCTTCAGTTAATGGCATATTTTCAATAACTATACCATAATAGTCAGAACCTAATGAATGATTTGGATTCCATAAATCATAATCAATTTCATCATCTGCTAATGCAAATTGTGTTATGTTAAAAGAACCATCTCCTTTTGCTAGTAGTTCACGACCTTTATTTGTTAATATCGCATCTACAGTAACAGAAGTATTATCTAAATATCCCATTGTTATTTCCTTTTTTTATATAAATATTACGTTGATAGAAAAATTGCTTTATTCCCTAACATCAAAATTTCCTTTTATTCCTGGTGGTTGAGTAAAAATTCTATTACCATTATTTTCTGCAATTTCAACAACTGGTTTGCCATCTGGCGTATCTTTTGAGTTTACATTAAAATCTGGACTAGTTATTTTACATCCATTAAATCTATGATTAGCTATACCTGTAGGTAAAAAATCTTGCACATGTGCTTTTCTTCTTGTTGTTCCAATTGACGACGAATAATTTATTTGTAAAAATTCAGATACCCTACTAGCAGTTATAAATGGCACAATAGCTTCTGATTCCCAATATGGAGTATATCCAACAATATATGTGCTACCTGATTGAATTAAATATTTACGAGAATAAGTACTTCCTACAAATGGATCCTCTCTAGTTTCTACTATTACCTGATATGCAGCATATGAACCAGTTATAGATAATACACTATTTCTTGCAATATCAATACCGCCTATTTCATCAAGCTTGGATGATTCTATAAAATCTTGATTTATTATTTCTATAGGGTTTTTATCATTTTGTAAGTCATTTTCTTGAATTCCTCGAACAAACTCTTCTAGAATTGGTTTAATTTTATTAGCAGTTTTTTCTTCAAGTTCAACTATAGAAGTTTTTACAGATCCACTTAATGCCGTTTCTTTAATAACATCAATTGATGTATTTTTATCATCTTTACTAGCAGTTACATTTATAACTTTTTCTATATCTATACTACCACTATAAGTTTGATTTAATTTTGAAATTCTAGCTAATGTAGAATCTTTACTTCTTTCAATAATAGTTGGTTGTATTAATAATCCTAATATTTTTTCTGTTCTTGCAGGTAATAATTGTTCTAATTGCTTAAAAAATGATAAATCAAATAATGAAAATATTCGTAAAAATGCATTCATATCATTTTTATCTGCATATTTTTTCCAATACTCTCTAGAAGTATTTATTAAATCTGGATATGAATATCTATTATTATTAGTTGGATCCCCTATTAAATCATCTAATAATGTGAATCCTAATTGAGCAATGATATCTTCATTGATCATTGTTTGTGGAGAATAATATATTCCTAATTTATTTGAATCTAACGGAGCTGTGTCAAATTGATTTAAAGTAGCTCTATTTTCTACATTTAATGTATTAGTTAATGTTTGTGATTCTAATCTTATTTTATTATCATCAAATGTACCAGCACCTAAAGATATTCCATCAAAATAATACGTTTCTTCTATAGAATCATATGGAGTACTATTAGTCCAAGCAGGATATCCAGATCCTGTAAACGACGCTGATATTATTAATTTAACATCAGGTTGTACGCCAGTTAAACTAGAAGTTAATGCATGATTAATATTTTGTGTTAATGGAGTTCTAAAAACTAACTCTTGATATGCATCTACATTTCCATCATATGCAGATGGCGCTTTTGTATGATTATTAAATGGAGCATTATTTAAACTTCCAGTCCATATACGTAATTCTTGTACATGTCCTTGTAATCTACTACCTCCACTAGTTCCTCCTATTAACACAGTACCTGGATTAGAAAAACTACCAGTTGCAGACGCAGACACGGTATTAATAATTTTTCCATATTTAGATTTGTTTGCTAATACTTCTACTGTATTATTAGATCCTGTTCGTAATAATGCTGTTAAATAATCTCCTTCGAACATTTCAATTTCAGCTGATGATGTTCCATTAACTTGGATTTTACCCATAGTACCTCTAGAAAATTCTAAAGTTACATCATGACCACCTGCAGAAAATAAATTCATAGTTCCAGGTAATATTGGATTCTTTAAAACATTATCTGTTCTAAATCTTAATTCAACTGCTCCAATATTTTGATTATAATCAGTCCTAACAATTCCGGTTGTATTTTTAATTAAATCTAATGCATAATCAAAATTTAATTTTTCATATGTTGGAGGCCTTGCAATTCTAGGTCCTCCATATTCTTGAATAGTTATTAATGATTGCGGTACTCCATAACAAGCTAATAATGCTTGCACACTTCTTTTTGTACCTTTAGCTTTTAATAATCCAGGAATATTATTAACAATTCGTCTCCATATATTATATGTAACTTCTCTACTAGGTACTGAAGGATCTCCTACACTATTAGATCCAGTTAAAGGAATTCCATCAACATCAGTGCCTAATGTATATTCCCATAATTCTTTTGATTGATTTCCATTAGTTAAATTCCATCCAAATTGTTTTGCTACTGAATATAACAATTCATTTGGCATACTTTTTTTAGGATGTTCATCTCTAGAATTAATTAATGTCATTGCATTAATATATGTATATAATATATCATAATGCTGACCTAACATGTTAACAAATGTAGATAATTGTTCATTGTTTTCATCTAATAACATGAACTCCGGGATACTTCTGATTAATCGATTATTATTTCTAGTATCATATATAGAAGCACTAGAATATACACCAGTATACCAAGATTCAAAATTACTACTTGTTATAGAATATAATTCATATGGATATACATTATTAGATTTTGGTGATGGTTCTATATAACTACCTGTAACAAATTCTACTATAGGTGAAGCTAACGGAATGTCATGTGTGAATATAGTTGAAGATGAATCATAATATAAATATTGTTCAAATTGATCCATTCCACCAATTAAATTTGTATATAAATTATTATAATCGGCTGCATTTGTAATAGATGCAGAACCAGATAATAAAGCAGCTGATGCAGATTGTGCTGTATAATATTCTAATAATTCAATTTTATATTTGAAATTTTCTAGTCGCTCTGTTGCTGAACTATAAAATATAAAGTTATTAAAATCAGAAAAATCTATATTTAATTTAACTCCACCTAAACTGCCAGAAAAATATGAATCAACAATTTGTTGGGATGTTTGCATTGATGACCCTAATAAATCATTCCAAGATTTTAACGATGTAGAATTAGAAGTATTTTGTTCTGCAGAAGCATACCAATTAGTTCCAGATAACACATTAAACGTGAGTGCATCTAATACTTCTTTAACAAAAACATTGTCTACATATGGTAATTTATTTTCTCTAACAACCCAACACTTAAAATTTTTCTCTACTGTTCTATCAATTGGTTCATATAATTTAACAAATAAATATTTTCCTACAACAACACTATTAACAAACATTGCTGTCTTATTTCTAGAAAAGTTTAATAAATATCGCTCATTTGAATCATGTGTTAATGATGTTTGATTTACATTATTAATAAATTGGTTAATTGACAATAAAAATTTTGGATTTGTTTCATCGATTGCACGCAATCTAATTTCAGTACGATCAGGCGAAATTTCATCAATAGCTAGTAATTGTTGATTATAACTTCCAATCATGTCCTCAAAGAAGTTTAAAACAATTTTATAATTTCCTGAAGTTAAATTTAAATTAGAAAATTGTTGAGATATATTAAACTTAACAGGATATGATAATTGTATTGGATTTCCATCCTCATCAAATATTGGATTATTAAATTCAATTAAATCTACTTTATGTTTTCCTGTAATCCATGATTCTCCAGAATAAACATGAAATTCATTCGCAGAATTAATCTGTCCTAAATCTACTGCAGAATATTGAAACGGCGTCTTTGTAAATAATGATCGATCTAACGAACTATATCGTTCGGCATTAATAGCATTTATTGCTTCTAAAATTTTGTCTTTA